GGCTGACGGGCTTTGTGGCGGGGCTGGCGCGCAAGACGGTGGCGCACAACGTGACCATCAACAATCTCCTGCCGGGGCCGTTCGAGACGGATCGCCTGCGTTCCACTGCGACGGGGGCGGCCAAGGAGAGTGGGCGCACGGTGGACGAGGTGATGGCGGACCGGCGCAAGCTCAATCCGGCGGGACGCTTTGGCGATCCGGCCGAGTTCGGGGATGCCTGCGCTTATCTGTGCAGTGCGCAGGCGGGGTTCATCACGGGGCAGAATCTGCTGATGGATGGGGGGGCTTATCCGGGGACATTCTGAGCGGGATGCCGGGTCGTCTTGTGGGCGGATGCCTTGCATGCCGGAAAGGGTGGATGCAAAGCAAGTGATGTGATGTATAATGCGGCCCTCGTGCGACGGGCAACATGCCCGGCTGCCACGCAAGGAGGTTTGGGTGAGTGGTTTAAACCAGCAGTCTTGAAAACTGCCGACGGGGTGACCCGTCCGTGAGTTCGAATCTCACAGCCTCCGCCAAGACACTTTATATAACGGGCCTTTCAGGCCCGTTTATCATTTCTACCCACAAATTCACCCACAAACTAAAGCGTGGTAGCAAGGCGCTCATACGCCTGTAACATCGAGAAAGTATGCTGCGGGGCAACTCATAGACCTCGGGCAAACTGATGTACCAGCAGTTCAAAAAATTCCTATCCGAGAAGATTGCAGACTTCCGCCGCATGGTTCGACAAGCTCGCGGACAAGTTGAACTTGAAGAGCTCCAGAGCAGCGCGTGGGTCGTCGCTGCAGAATTGGGAGAGAAGAGAAAGTCAGAAATTGACTTCTCGAACAAGCAAGATCAAGACTGGATCTTAGCCACCGTCTACAACCAGTCTGTCCGCCCCAGCAAATCAGTTAGGTACGCCGTCAGCATCGATCAGCCCGCGGCGTGGGGCGACGATGATCTACCCGCCCTGGCGGATACGCTGCCCGCGCCCGAAAATTCGGATCCACTGACAGCACTCTTACACCTGGAGCGATTAGAAGAGATTGCCAATACCAATGATTTATCATTGGCAGCAACATTTTCTCAGGCGGCAGCCTATGCAATCAGCCTAGAGAAGTTTGAAAACGTGAACAGTCTAAGCACTTTCTTGGCCATATCTGGCCCCACGTTGATCCAACGAATATCAAGGGCGGCAACGAGCCTCAAAGTTCAGGACTCGATTTTCGATGGAATCGAAGGGATTCCCCGATCCTTTATTCCGAAAAGGGGGAGCGTTAAGCTTTCGAAAAGCCAGTTGCCTTTGACGGACGCCCAATTAGCGTTTGCCTTTCCGGAGTTCTCTTGACGCCCTATCATCCCCGATCAGTTTGTTACCTGAGTTGTTACCCTGTTTTGTTACCCTAGTTGTTACCCTAATCGGTAAGGTAACAACTAGGGTAACAAAACCCTCCTCGTAGAATTCGAAAGCGCCGACGATAGAAAATCCTCCTGCGCCATAGCTGGAGCGGCTTTGCTGCAACTGATGGCGAAGATCGACTTACCGATACTGGCGCTCATGCTAGCCATGGTTTGTTACCTTGTTACCCAAATTTCAAAACTTCATAGCTGGGATTACAACGCGGCGCGAATCACCCTTATCGTGCCTTTTGCCAAGAGGGACCCGCGCCACCGAAGCAAATCATTTCCTTGCAGAACTAATTGCCTCATCCAGCCGCGCCCTCATCCGTGGCCCAAAGTTTGCAGCAAAGGACGCTCTGATGATCGACTCGAACGGCAGCGCCGCACGATACTTAGCCTGACTCACGAACAGAAACACTGGCTTGATGTTCACGCCATGTGTTCCAGTCTTTGCGTAGATACCAGGCGGCAGATGATGCGTTCGCCCAGCACCATTCGAAATGAAGTACGCCACGCCTCCAATCTTCACAAAACCTTGGGGAGAGCGAACGACGCCATGAATGCGCTTCATCCTCTTCGCCGTCATGTTGGCGCGATATCCCTGCTCACCGAATGCTTGCAGATATGAGAGCAGCATCACAATGAAGCTACCGGGAACATTACCATTCCCATCCTTGGGCGCTCCAGGACCGGGAACAGCAACCATATTGCTCCCCATGAGGCCGCGCGCCTGCAGCGCTCTTTCAAATCTTTTCTGATGACGCTGACCACCCAGAATCTCCGCTGCGAGATACTTCGCAGGGGCAATTCCCTTTCCTCCGAAGTCCTCAATAAAGATCTTGCCAATCAGGCTCGATTTATTCGAGAAGCGCACCTTCACAGCATTCAGTGTGCGGGAGACTGGGTTGGCAAATACAGAAGACATCTCCTTTCTCACGTCTGCTTGAGCGATCTTCAGCGTGTCATTGATTGCGCGAGAAGCTGCAAAACTGACTTGCTTCTGCATTTCTTTCGCCAAGCTTTGCTTAAACTTACTCAAATCTGTTTGGATATCAATCTTCAACATTCTCACACTCCTTTTCGAGCCTATGCGCTAGCGACCAAGTAGAATCCGCAAAACAAGGTCTACCAATACACATTACAAGTCCGAAGATTGACCCGTAGGTTAGTCAAGCCAGGGGCGGTCTCACGGATGGCCACAGCCAAGCCTTGGTCCGCAACACCCTCGGGCAAATTGCACAACTTCACCTTCACCTTCAGATTCTGGTTCAAAACGCCGCCATCATTCCTATTGCGACCATCTGGTTGATTCTTTTGATTCATCTTTTCCTCCGAATATTTGATTCAGGCCTGCTGCCCAGGATGCTCGGAAACCACATTGGAACCGCCAGCCTGAACTCCATTAACCTGATGGGTATGCTCGTTGTAACGTTGCCGCATACTTGCCATGGACTTTCCATCCGTCCTCATCTGATCAGTAATGTTGCCAGTCGCTTCAATATCTCCGCTGACCGAAAGTTTAGGCGTATTCAAGGCAACGCCATTGCTGGCGTTAACTGTCAGGTTCGGCGTCCCATTTATCGTTACAGGCAAACCGGCTCCTTCGATTACCAAACCGGCTTTGGTCAGCAGAATGCGAACTCCTACTTGATTGAATATTGCACTCTCTCCTTCATTCAGATTTCTTGGCCGTGATCCGCTGTGATGACTCGCAATAACAGCGGCGTTACTTCTATCACCAGCCAAAAATATCGCCAAAACCTCGCTATCATTCGGAGGGACCGAGGTAAATCCAAACTCGGCGAAACGTGGCAGCCTATCGATAAGCTCATCCCCACCAAACCGCGCCTGGATCATCTGCGCATCCCCGGCATCATTTACGATTTTTACCCGCGCCTTCCCAAACACATTCAACAGCCGCCGATACAAGCGCTGAGTAGCTGTGTCCTCGGCAAATTTAATACCCATTATCGCTCCCAAGAAGGTGCATAATCTGCGCTAAAAATCGAACTCGTATCCACCAAATTGGATACCTCCAAGGCCATTGGCGCAGGACTAAAAGTATCCGGATGAACAATCTCCAGTTCGGCATAAGTTCCATTCAAACCCTTCTTGAAATTCACCGAACTTATCAGCCACCTTACTGGCACCCTCATTCGGAGTGACGGAAGCCAAACATCAACAAGCATGTTGGGCTCCCAGAGACGCCCTGCACTGTCGCGCCAATTATCGGTAGTAAGATGGATTGTCTCTGACGCGCCATTTCGCGCATTGCGCTCCCAGACGGCTCTCTGGATACAGAGTTCAGCAAAGCCTGCGGTAGCCTCTGCAACAATGAATTTCTTTCGATTTCTCTTGACACCAAAATCGAAACTCCCCCCCAAGACATTCCCCAAATCGCTACCATCAAGGCCATTCATGATGGAAGAAATGTGGCACCGATATTCGCTGTAGCGCTCTTTTTCTGATCGAGAGATATAGGCAGACTCCACATTAACGCCTTCTTCAAACCCGCTTGACATCGTAGATGTTCCTGCCCGAGACAAAACCAGATTTCCATCCGAATTCTCATAGAAACGCAGGGCACTATAGCGACAGACACGCGACAAAATATCGAATGGCGTCTCACCAACCAGAACATTCAATTGCTGAATAATTCGCAACTCTTCTGGGTCCACCGCAGATATCACCTCAATTGGATGGACCTTCCTTCCTTTTCCCGACCTACTAGAGACACGTCCATATGGATCGACCAACTTCTTTGCAATTTCATACGCATTGACAAACGAAAGCTGTCCATTGACCCATTCAGCAGAGCAGTCCGTGAGATCCAGACACTTTCCCCGGATGGACAGAGCAGCAGAACGATTTCCGGAAGACATGGCGATGCGATACTCATCGACATATCCTTTAATCAAGGCATCATCGCCCAACCGGATCTCGACGTAATCACCAGGAGTGATAGCCGTTACCTCCCTGTCTTCCCGGTATAACTCAGCGAGTTCGAGAATTGCACCATTGGGGAGGCTCTCCATTCCCTGATATACCTCAACGCTGGTCCATGACGATATTTCGTAACCACCGATTATTAGCCTGACTTCATCTTTGTTTTTCATTGAAATCCCATCCTGAATCTAATGAGGACGCCCACCGATAGGCCTCCTCAAAAATACCTAGCCAAAGACTCGGCAAATCACTTGCCAATACCTTGCGTGCCGTAACCTCGGAGGACATACGGCCGCGGTCGCTGATTGGGTGGAACAAAACTCTTATGCGCATAACCCTTGTTGCTCGCCTCGCTGAGCGGCGCGAGGGCCGCAGCAACGGCAACCGCGTCCGGATCGTCACGCCATGCGCTGGCCAGCGATACATGCGCATTGCCCACGCGTGCCATACCTCCATCCAGAAGGGCATACATCCCACTTGCATCTTGCGGATCAGGGATTTTGAATTCACTCAGGACGCGCCCCAAGGACTGACTGTGGAGCACAGTCTGCGCCGCATACGCTTGCCTCAGAAGTGCAACAACACCCCCCACAAGGACCGCCAAGCGCTCAGCGAAATCAGCGCGGAAGTTCTCGGCCAGAATGCTCGCCTCTGCGGTGAGCGCGCCCCTGGTAGTCTGAATTTCATCGTCCGCCTGCTTGGCTTTGACGTAGAGCGCCTCCAACAAGCGCTTTTCACGCTCAAGGGCCTGCAGCTTCTTTTCGACCTTCCGCGTCGCTGCCGCGACGATCTTTTCCGCATCTATTGCCTGCTCACGAGTCTCGATCAACACCAGCCCCGCTTCAGCCTCGGCCTGGTCCCGAATCGCTTCTTCATATTCTGCCTGCGCGGTATCCACCTGCGTCTCGGAAATCGCCTTATCGATACGCTGCCGCATATCGAGTGCCTGTTGAAGCGTCGCGATAGCCGCCAGCGTCTCGGCATTTAGGGAGAACAGTGGCTTAACGCCCTTCATCTCAGAATTCTTTTCCATGGTCATACCTTTCGATCGGTTTTCACTTTGGGGTAGTGATTCGCTACCCCACCAAACAATGCCGCGGAGCCTTCCCGTGTACTGGCTCGAATCAGCGGCTGCAAACGTTCCCTATTGCGGGCAAAGAGAACAGATTCCGTCGTAACCCACTCGGGACCACAAACCCGAATGATTTCCAAGGCAATCGCCGTGCAGGCGTGACAAATGCCTTGCGTTGCCTGGCCGCCAGGCCTGAAGCGATCACCGCAACATTCGCAATAGCGCGCCCGCCCCACCCTTTTTCTAGTCATAGCCGCCCTTCCATCCGCTCTTCTGCGGTGTTGTAGTGGGGATTGCCCCCTGCCACTCCTCGAAGCGGGAAGTAGCGCCCTGAAATTTCAGAGGGATATCGCCCAGCGCGCCATTACGCTGCTTGCGCACCAAGACCTCAGCAAACCCGCGCAAGGCCTCGTTGGTCGGATCGTGCATTTCGGGACGATGGATCAGCACCACGACATCGGCGTCTTGTTCGATTTCGCCGGAATCCCGCAAATCGGAGAGCTGGGGGCGTCGGTCTGCGCGGTCCTCGGACTTCCGATTGAGCTGCGCGAGCGCCAAAACGCACACATCCAACTCTTTCGCCAGTGCCTTGAGCCCGCGTGAGTAGGAGCCGATTTGCTCATGCCGCTTCTCGCCCTCGCCACCGGTCAGGAGTCCGATGTAATCCACGACGATCAGATCGAGTCCGTGCCGGCGCTTCCATGCCTTCGCCCGCAAGCGCAGTTCGAGCAGACTGACGGCCGCAGTGTCATCAATGGCAAATCGGAGCTGGTTGAGCCGGCTGCAGCCATGCGTTACAGCTCCCCAGGACTGAGCGTCAGCATCATCAATGCGACCGAGGATCCGAGACAGCGACACCCCGCCGCGATTCGCGAGCGCCCTGGCTGCGATTTCTTGAGAGCTCATTTCCATGCTGAACAGCAATGCACTGTGACGCTCAGCGATGTTCAAACCCACATCGACCGCCAAGGCCGTCTTGCCCATGCTCGGGCGC